AAGCGCAAGTCAAAGTCACCAAAGCGTAAGAGCAAGTCCCCAAAGCGCAAGAGCAAGTCCCCAAAGCGTAAGAGCAAGTCCCCAAAGATGAAGTCCAAGTCCCCAAAGCGCAAGAGCAAGTCACCAAAGCGTAAGAGCAAGTCCCCAAAGCGCAAGTCAAAGTCACCAAAGCGTAAGAGCAAGTCCCCAAAGCGCAAGAGCAAGTCCCCAAAGCGTAAGAGCAAGTCCCCAAAGATGAAGTCAAAGTCCCCAAAGCGCAAGTCAAAGTCTCCAAAGCGCAAGAGCAAGTCACCAAAGCGCAAGAGCAAGTCTCCAAAGCGCAAGTCAAAGTCCCCAAAGCGCAAGTCAAAGTCTCCAAAGCGCAAGTCAAAGTCTCCAAAGCGCAAGTCCAAGTCATTTAAACGTTCTCCGAAATGCAAAGTATATACAAGAAAACAAAAAGGAAGTGGCGATAAAAAATTAATAACAGATCCATTTGAATTTAAAAGAAAAATGGCAAAAAGAATTAAAAAACAAAGCCCATTAAGAAAAGAAATTCTACCAGAACCACAAATTCCATCAAGACCAATTTCAAGAAAACAATTAAAAATGGGCAACTTATATTCTATTCATGAATTTTAAGATAACTTTTTAATTTATTTTATTTCTAATTTTTAAAAATTGAAAATAAAACCATAAATTTAATAATTGTATAAGAAATTAGGAAATATAAATGAATTTGAACTTTATTTCAGAAGAACAAAAAAATATTGTCATTGACAATTCTAGGATTAAAATTGTCAATGGTGCTGCAGGTGCTAGAAAAACAGATACGCTGATTAAATGTGGTATCAGATATTTATTAGAAGGTAAAAATGTATTATTTTTAACAAAAATCAGTTCTGTTACTGACGAAATTACAAAAAGAATGACAAAAGATTATACACTTGTTTTCCAAAAAAGTGCGAGTCATTTTGTTGGAAAAATGGCAATTCAAACAAATGAAAATTACAACATTGAAAATTCAGGATGGTGTTCTGTTGCAAATTATGATAGTTTTATAGATAAACAATTAAGAAAATATAAAATCCCATTTGAAGGAGAAGCTTTCAACCAAAAAGTGCGTCAATTGAATGCAAATTTGAATATTATGAATGACGGTCTTGTTATGAAAAATGATGAAAAAGTTGATGTTATTTTAATTGATGAAGTTCAAGATTTTGATAAATTACGTGTTGTATTCACAACTGAATTATTTAACCATTTCAAAGATCTCATTGGTGTGTTTGTAGGTGATACTTTACAAACAGTTTTTTTACAAAGTATTATGGAAGATAGTTTTTCAATGAATTATCTAAAAGCAAATTTGAAATGCAAATATTTTGAACTTACAAAATGTTATAGATGTCCAAAAGCACAAATCAACTTTGTGAATAAAGTTATGCAACCGTATCAAGAAAAATATTGTATTAAACCAATAATGAGCAATAATGAAAATTTAATTGACAAACCTGTTATTTTTCAACATCATTCTGTACACAAAGAATATGAACGCGCAGATTTATGTAATCGCGTAATTTATATAATTGACTATGTATTAGACCACGATTCAACAATTACACCAGATGACATTGTGATTGTCATGAATAAAACAAACAGTAATGCTGTATTTGAAAAATTATTAGTAGAAGTGAACAATTACTACAAAAAAAGATTTAATTGTAAAAATTATGAACATGTAATTCATTATAAAACAAAAAATCACGAAGGTAGAAAAACGATTGATTGGTCAGTTGGAGAAAATAAAACAAAATTCATTTCTATTCACGGTATCAAAGGCAAAGGACAAAAAGTAGTTATACTTTTAGGAATGTCAGAAAAAAGTATTCCTTTAGTAGAATGGTTATTTAAGACAGAAGAACTAATTAGTCAATCTGTTATGAATGTTGCACTTACACGTAGTGAAAAATATTTGTTTGTAGGTGTTAATAGTATTCCGTCACGATATATTAATGATCAACTATGCGATGTTCAACAAAATAAAATGGCATATTGTTCATGGAATAGTGAAACATACAATTCTGATGACACACCAGATTTTTATAAAAATTGTATGTTGGGTTTTGAAAAATTTGAAACATTTGATTTTATAACTGACAAATATACACGCGAAATTGTTAGTACACCAAGTAAAAGTATTATGGCAATTAAAGAAGACGTCGTTCAAGAATATCATATTTCAGATTGCATTTCAAACGCATTTCAGTTAATGAATGATGAAATTATGACAAAAGAAAAATTTGGAAAAAGAATGTTTTCTAGAAATGATATGAATATTGTTGAAAGAGCTATTTTAGGTATTATGTGCGAACTTGTTGTTCAAAGATATTGTAGAACAAAAACAAACAATTGGTCATATGAAAATAAATTTTTGTTGAGTTATTGGAATAATCAACAAAGTGATAGTTATTACTTTACAAATAATCAAAGTTTGTTAAATTTGGCATTTGACCTTAAAATAAATGCTGATACAAAAACTCCACAAAAATGGTTTCCAAAATTTGAAGTAATAAAACAAAAAAGCAAACATATTAAAATATTACGAGATGATTTGGCAAAAATAAAAAATCCAATGTATATATTGGATAAATCATTTGAAAAAATTAATTTACAAAACTTATTGAATATATATTTTTCAAATAACAAAAATGAAGATATTAAAACTGTTGTGTACTGGAATTTAGCCTTGTTTTTTAGTGCTTTGTCTGGAAATTATAAAATGAATTCGGTTATGTTATATATAAATAGTTTCAATAAAAATATTGATGCTTTACATGAAAATACAAAACACTATTGTGAAAAATATTTATTAAATACAAACTTGAATACATACAATCTTACTTTTCAAAAAGAAATAAATGTTCTGAAAAATATTGAAGATCCAGAAATTCTTTCACAAATTAATCCAGATCTTCTTAAACAAGAACATTTTAAAACAAAAATGTTAAAAAACAAAGAAACAAATGAAAAAGAATTAAAAGATGTAAAGGTTAAACCAAAATATACATATGGATTCATGGGTATTAGTGATATTGTACAAGAAAATATTTATGATAAAACTGCAATTTTACATGAAATTAAATGTATATCAATGAGTGATGCTGCAAAAGTTAAAACTTGGATTTTTCAATCTGTATTATACAGTTATTTATTAAAAAAATTACATAAAAAAATACAAAATCAAGTTGATAAAATTATTATTGTAAATTTATTAAGCGGATATAAATGGGAATTTGATATGACAAAAGTTACAATTAAATACAGAGATATGATTACATATATAATGAAAGAAAAACAGTTTCCACAAATGTTAATAGATAACTTTTTGGAATAAAATAAAAAAATACAATTTTTTAGTCCCCTATATGGGGATTTTTTTATTCGAATAATCAAGAAAAAAAAAATATTATGTAATTATATAATATGAATGACGATACTTTTCTTGAAGTAATTAAACATGTTGGACCTAAAGATATTGATGCTCTCTGTATTTCAAACAAAGAATTTAAGGAAAAATGTAAAGTTTATAAAAATTTGATTTGTAAAAATGTATTACAAAATTTTGGTATAAAAGATTTTAAGAATGTTGATCCATGCGAATTATATAGATTTATGAAAAAAGCAAATCCTAATTTTGATAATCTTTATTTATTTTTCGCACATGCTATAATGCAAAACAAACCTGATTATATAGATATTTTAAACAAAAGGTTTGATGTTCAATCAGATGAAGCAGAAGACGTTGGCGAATGGTTATCTGATGTATATAAAGAATATTTACCAATAGATACATCTCGTTCATGGACATTTAAAGTAGGCAGTGAAGATTATGATTTTACGCGTTTTGTTTTTAGAGAAGATTCTATATTAGCAGCCATCAAAAATAACAAACAAGATGATGTATTTAAAATGTTAGATTTCTTACAAGAAGAAGCAATACCGATTCATCACGAATATAATACATATATAAAGGCTGCTAAATCAAATAGAGAACTTTATAATAAATTAAAACAATATTTTGAAGATATTGATATTTATGACTAATTATTAGTTAAATAAATTTGTAAATTCATTTGTAAATAATTTTAATTATGTTATTAAAATCATTTTAATTTAATATTTGGCATGTGTTTTACATGCAATAAAAACGTGTCCAATAAAAATAGTTGGTTGCATATTATTGTGTGCAAGACTATTACCTGTAGTTACAGTTGTAATACCTGTAGTATTTGTATTGACTGTGATACCAGTTGTAGAACTACCAGTTGTTTGATTTAAATCAGCTTGATCGGCAGCTGTTTCAGTTGCAAATGCATTATCTGTATTTTGATCATTAGTATTATTAACATAACTATGTGTATGTCCGGGATCAGTAATGGCATGTGCGTGTCCTGGATCAGTAATTCCATGATTGTGAGTTGGCATTTCAGGAATTGTTAGGATGTGTGTTTCTTCTCCAAGTGATGTACCAGCTGAACGCGCTGTTAAACCCGACCCTGTACCAATACAACCAACAACACGACCTCTACAATCTGGTAACTTGAAAGTTTGCGCGTCATCACTACCATAAGTAGTGCCAATCAAATCAAATAATGCAGGAAATCTTGTTCTACTCATACTTCTTCCGTCACATTTTAACCAAAAATCATGATCTATATTTTGTATAGACCATTTTAAATCCCCTATTTTATAGTCAGTATGCCCTCCCATGTTTTATTATATACGAATAAAAAAAATATAATAAAATTAATATTATTTATCATTTCAATTACTTTTACAATTTCCGTTTAAAAATAAAGTTTTAACTTCTGATATAAATCCCGGCATTTGTGGGTTCATATATCTATAATGAAGATGTCTATTTAAATTTTTTTTAAATATTCCAAATTTGCTTACTTGATATTTAACTGGACATTCGTAAACTAATTCAGCCTCGCCTTTTTCGTTTGATAATACTACACCGCTATTAGTATAATTTGAATATGCCGTATATGGATCAGAAATAACATCTTTGCCACCTTGTCCAGGTACTGCTGCCCAATAAATAATAGTTGATTTAGGTGGTAAATTTGTAATAACTGTTTTAACTATATTTTTAGAATTTGCTCTTAATGGAACAATTGTTGGTATAACACTTTCTCCTAAAAATGGTAAATAATAGTCTCTGTTAAAAAATAAATATAATGCTGCAGTTCCTATAATTATAAAAAGTATATTCTGTATATTTTTAGGAATGTTCATAAATAAAAATTTATTATGCGAAAAGATACCCATATATAAATAATTTATACCACCTAATATTAATAATATTCTAGCAAAAAATGCTAAGCGTATTTGGTTTATTTTTGTTTTATACATTTATTATAATTTTACAATATAAAAAAATTTTTTTAAAACACTTAAATATATTCCCACATTGATTCATTAATAACTTCTTTATTTTCAATTATTTTATTTCATCTTTTATAATTCTAATTAATTGGACATAATTAAACTGACCGTTTAGTTTTACCATTGTATAAATGTTGTCTAACCGCAACTAATATATTTTGTTCAACTTCGCGATAATATTTACATTCAAATACATCTAAAAAAATACAATTACCAAATACATCTTTTAAATTATTTTTACGTATATTTATATCATTCGTTGAACCAATTTTAATTTTGTCATTTTGGATTTTTAAGTTTACTTCTGACATTATAAATTAAACAATTATATTTTTCTATTTCTCCCATTAAGTTTATTTTTCTATTTCTCCCATTAAGTTTATTTTTCTATTTCTCCCATTAAGTTTACAGATAAAAAATTTAGGTTTATCATTTTTGCTTTGAATAATAAAGTTTTCATCTTTTTCTTTTAATTCATTTTGTGTTTTTTGTAATTCTTCTTGTTGTTCTATTAACATATTTTCTTTTTCTTGTAATTGTTTTTGTTTTTCTTCTATTTGTTTATTATCTTTTTCTTCATGTAAAATTGAAATTGGATTATTTTCAAATGCTTTTACAATACAATTATTATTTTCTTTAATTTCGTCCATCACGGGGGGTAAAGCTTTTTATATCCTTATATAATATTTTTAATTTTAAATAAAACTCGTGTTAACTAAAAGTTCATTTAAATTTATTCGTTTTGGTGTAATAATTTGATTTATTTATTAATATTTTTATTAATAATCTAATAAAAATACTTTAAATTAATTTTTAAACGAAATTAAAATATCACAATTGAAATTTCTTTTTTAAAAACATATAATAGGGTGCGTTCAAACATGAATTTATTCAATCAAATAGATGAAGATATAACTTTGTTGTTAGATAATCTTCCTATGGGCATTGTTCGTTTAAATTCTCAAAAAAAATCTATTTATGCTAATAAATTTATATATAATACATTAAATATAACAAGTTGTGAAGAAATATGTCATGTACTTTCTGTTTGTATGCACGAAGAAGACCGTGAAAAAGAAACAAAATTATGTTCGGATTTTGTAAATAATTTAGTAGAATCAGAAAGTACATTTAGACTATTTAACCCACATAAAAACGAATATAGATGGATGACAAATAAACGAACACTTATTCGTCCAATAAATAACATGAATAATTTTTCCTTTATGTACACTCTTCAAGATGTACACGAAAATAAACTAATGGAAATTAATTTAAGAAACGAAACGATAAAAGCCGAACAAGCATACAACCACAAGTCTATTTTCTTAGCAAACATCAATCATGAACTAAGGACACCACTTAACGGTATCATTGGCATGCTAACATTGTTGGAAGATACACCATTAAGTTCTGATCAACAAGATTATATCTTAATGATAAAAGAATGTTCTTTTAATTTAATGACTATTATAAATGATATTTTAGATTATTCAAAATTAGAAGTTGGTAAAATCTCATTAGATGTCAAAACAATGAATTTGCAAGAATGTATAGAATCTACAAATGATATAGTTTTATCAAAAATATATGAAAAATCATTAGAATATAATTATAATATTCAACCAGAAATACCATCTTATATCAAAAGTGATAGTAATCGTATAAAACAAGTTATACTAAACTTATTAAGTAATTCGATTAAATTTACAGATAAAGGTACTATATTTTTAAATGTTGAAATGATTACTGAAATTGAATACAACTTCTTGCATAAATTATATTCCACAAATAACGAACTTATAACTTCTAAAAAAATAACAGATGATTTCTCAGAATCCAATTCTATAATTGAAATTCAGGACAATGAAGATAACAAAAATCAAGAGCATGTCGCAAATACAAATTTTGTATATTTACGTTTTAATATAACTGATACTGGTTGTGGCATAGATTCAAGCGATTATGATAAATTATTTAAATCATTTAGTCAAATTGATAACCGATTAACTTCTAAAATTTATCAAGGTACAGGTTTAGGATTAGCTATTAGCAAAGAACTTGTTGAATTAATGGATGGATGTATCTGGTTAGATTGGAGTGAAGTATCAAAAGGATCACGCTTTTCATTTATTTTAAAAATGGAACCAACGGTTAATGATTTAGTTTTATATGACGAAAACGAAAATGATTTGAATTTATTAAAAAATAAAAATGTATTAATTTTAGACGATAATCTATATAACAGAATAAGTTTGGCTGGTATAATTTCAAAATGGGGTATGAAAGCATATAGTTTTAGCAATACAGAAGAAGCTCTTTATTTTGCAAAAATTACCAAATTTGATTTAGGATTGATAGATGTATGTATGCCTAAATTTGATGGACCAACTTTTGCAGCTAAATTAAGAGAACAATGCGAATTTTATAATAAATCATTTCCTTTAATTGCTTTAAGTAGTTTAGGTGACAAAGTATCAAGTATCTCTAAATATTTCAAAATGCATTTAATTAAACCTATAAAAGAACATAAATTAAAACATATTTGTATAGAATCTTTAAAACAATATATTCAATATAAAAATGAATGCAATAATGAATGTAATCTTAAATGTCATCTTAATTGTGACGAAACACAAATTGTTAATAGTAATTTATCAATAAATTCAACACACGCTATTCATCATGAAAATAATAAATCTTTGGATTTTTATATCTCTGAAAATAACATTTCTGAATTAAAAGATAATATTCGTATTTTATTAGCAGAAGATATTTATATTAATCAAAAAGTTATTACAAGTTTCCTAAATAAAATGGGCTTTCATAATATTCAAGTTGTAGAAAATGGCCAACAATGCGTAGATTTAATTCATCAATCAGATTTTGAAATTGTTTTATTAGATATTCGTATGCCTATCATGAATGGCGAAGTAGCATTAAAAAATATTTTAGATTTTTATAAAAGAAATACTTTAAGAAAAAAACCATATATTGTAGCTGTTACAGCATATTGTTTGAAAGAAGATAAAGAAAAATATTTAGATATAGGATTTGATAATTATATTCCTAAACCAGTTTCTTATAACGAATTGTTAATTTGTATGAATAATTTTATTCATAGTTTACTACAAAATTAATTCGACAAATTTAGAATCCCATCTTTTTAAATTCTCAATTATTAAATAATCATCACACTTTATATAAAATTTTCTTGTCGATTTATTTTTTTCTATTTTTTTTCTACTATTTAATGATTTTTTAAAATTATTAACTATCATTTTATTTCTATGTTCAAAATAAATAAATGGACTATTCTTTGTTTTTAACTTTATATATCCATTTGTCTCTAATTGACCAAATAAATAAGCATTGTAAATAGTTGTATCTTTAAACAAATACCTATTTCTCTCGTTAAATTGAAATATTGTTAATTTATTACATAACCATTTTAATTTTGTATTTTTCATTTTTGTATCCTTTAAAATATCTTTTATATTATAATTATTCAATAAATATATAAGCTTGTTTCTTAACATTTTATAGTTTGTTTCATTAATTATTGCATTTGTAATATTTATATTGTCATTTAAATGTAACTCCAAATATTTATTCCATTTATTAATAAAATCATTTAAATTCTTATTAATTAATATATTTCTATTAAAATCAAACCATGTTAGTTCTATTTCAGAAATATGATTTGAGATATGTAAATTATTAGGTCTTATTATAAACCAACATTCCCCACCTAATGATTCTACAAATTCTTTTTCATTTATAAATCGTGTATCTCCAATACAATATTTTTTATCCGGATTTTCTTCAATTATATTTTTCATTTTATTTATATGCCATTGTGAATTATGCTTTCTAATTATATCTGTTCCCAAAAATTGTAAAATTTCTCTTATTGAATGAAATTCTGTTTTTTCATTTTTAAATATATTTATATCAATATCTGTTTTCTCTGATAATAAAATCAAATTATCATCTGTTAATTTTATTTCTTTTTCATTATCTTTAGTTTCTTCCATTTCTACTCTGGTTATTTTAAGTAATTCACATATTAAATTTTTCATTGAATCTGCAAAATTAATAATTTCATAATCATACTTTTTACATACATTCGCTAATTCAGTTTTTCCACTTTGTTTTCTTCCACTAAATGAAATTATTTTTGGTAAAAAACTATTCATTGTTATTATACTAATTTCTTTAACATTTTTCATTTTTTTTATTAATAATTTATACCATTTGTTAACTTTTTTATAAACTATATAAGGTTTTAATTTTTAATGATTTCTTGTAATAAATCTGTTATTATTAATAATTCAATTTCGCATCTATATATTTCTTTATCTTTATCTAATAATTCTATGTCTCTAAGTCTATTTGATGTCTTTTCTAATATTACTAACACCGCATTTATTACTTTATTTTGATGTTTATAATCCTTTTCCAATTGATTATATCTAAATAATGAAACTGTTTCTCTTTGTAATTCTTCATATCTTTCCTTCATATCATGCATACTTTGTATAATTGTATTTTCACTGTAATTTATACATAATTCTCTATATTTTTTTATTAATTTAATATGTTTGTTTAGTACATAAACATATTTTTCTTCTGTATCCATTCCATTGTCATTTAAAATATCTATATCATAATCACTATCACTTTCTACATCCATTTAATTTATAATTATTAAAACTTTAAATTAAATTTAAGATTTTACAACTTTATTCCATTCGCAATTATTATTTTTATAGTTTTTACATTGATACAATTTTTCAAACATTCTTTTCAATGCAGAATAATGTGGTTTCTCATCAAAATCTAAAGTTCTTACATATTTTAAATACACAAGAAATTCTTTTGGCATATTTTTACATAATTCTTCTTCTGTTGTTTCCTTTTTTTTCTCACCTATTAATTTGTATCTCTTTTCCTTATTCTTTTCTTTTATGCCTTGCCATGGTAATTTGCCCTTGTATAAATATATCAAAATATATCCAATAGATTCAAGATCATCTTTTCTTGATTGTTCTTCTAAATTATGCGCTGCTATACTTGCATAACGAGCAGTTCCACAAAATTTTTTTTTAGACGAATATTTAATATGTTCACCATTTCTTATATATTTCTTGGCTAAACCAAAATCTATACAATATAATTTATTTTCATCTTCTTTTCCTATCACAAAGTTATCTGGTTTTATATCTCTATGAATATATCCTGCTGAATGTATATGTTTTATTATGTCTATCATTTGAATTGCTAATAATATCACAGTTTTGATTCCTAATCTTTTATTTTTTAATATTTGTGATTCTAAACTTGGCCCTAATAAATCCATTACTAATATCTTTCTATTTTCATGTTTTATCATTTTTATATTTGCTATTCCCTTTTCTCGGTTTGATAAATTTTTATATACGCTGATTTCTTGTAATAATGATGTTTCTGTATGTGATATATTATCTCTTATTATAGGAATTTTTAATGCAACATATTCTCCAGTTTTCTTATTTTTTGCCTCAAAAACATCACCAAATGAACCAGATGATATATATCTTGTTATTATATATTTATTGATTTGAGAACCAATCATTTTAGATAATCTAATTTTATCTGATTCAGTCATTCTTAAATTGAATAAATAATTATTTTATTCATTTTAACCACAATTTATTAATACAATTTATTATTCTTCTTTATATAAAAAACAATATCCGCTGTTTACATCTTCTCGTAATTTATATCCATTATTCTTATAATTTTCAAATATATGTTTTAATCTTTCTAAATTACATAAAATATCATCTATTTCTTTAGATCCTTCAAATTCATATTTAAAATAAAATATTTCGTCTTCGTTTCTACACTCACCGTCACACTCCCCTTCACACTCCATTTCGTCTTCGCAATTATTTTCTTCCCCTTCATTTTCTTCACTACTTGAATAAGCCGCGTTTTCACCTATTTCAACATTTTCATCATCAGTTTGATTATAATATTTTGATTCTTCAATAGACATTTTATTTATTTAGTCTAAAAATTTTTTTAATTTTTTTTTTAATTTTACAATTTCATTTTAATAAGAATAACTTGTTCTAGCTGGTGGATTTCTATAAACAGCAATACTGCTTGTTGTTATTAATAATGCAAAGCAAATAAATACACCAGCAAGAGTCGCAAACCAGGTTTGATCTTTTTTACAAGGAGCTTTTTCAGCTTCTGGTTTTTCTTCACATTTTAATGTTCCGGCCCATGTTGCCATTATTGGTCCAGTAGATGCTAATCCATTTAATAAAATTGCAATACCAAAAGAGGTTAATACAAGTGTCATAAAAGATGCCATTTGTTTTTATTATATGTATATATAAAAAATTTCTTATTTTTATCATTATTTTATTAAATTATAAAAGTATATTAGAAGCTATCATTATAATAAATATTGCAATACATAAAACAATGCCTGCTATTAATACATTATTTTTTATTTTATTACAGTCTTCATCTTTGCATTCTTTTGTAAAATAATATGTCAATAATACTGGTCCAGATCCGTATAATAAGAAATTCAATAAAACTGTAAATAAAGCTATAATAATTACTATCATTATTTTTAGTAAATATTTTATTTTTGTCTATAAATTATTATTAAATAAATTGAATATAATTGTAGTTAATTAGTTATAATGAATTATAATCAAAATATTAATTTAAACGAATTGTTATCACCTGCTTGGGTATCTTTAATTGATACTGATATTTTAAACAAAACAAATATTTTATTAAACAAAGAAATTGATAATTGCAAAAAAACTTCTTATGAAATTTATCCTTATAATATACATGATATATTTAACGTTTTTAATTTACTTTTATTAGATAATATTAAAGTTGTTATTATTGGTCAAGATCCATATCATTCAAATAAACTTCAAGCTAATGGAATTGCATTTAGTGTAAACAAAGGCGTTACTATTCCACCAAGTTTAAGAAATATTTATAAAGAAATGTCATCAAATTTTAATTGTGAAAAAAAATTATTAAATGGTGACTTGACAGAATTAGTTAAACAAGGTGTATTTTTATTAAATGCAAGTTTAACTGTAAAACAAAAACATCCAAATAGTCATGCTTCTGTTTGGCAAATTTTTACTAATCATATTATAGATATAATTTCAAAAAATAAATCAAATATTATTTTTATAGCATGGGGATCTTATGCGTCAGATAAATTAAAAAATATAGATCAAAATAAACATACTTTAATAACAACAAGTCATCCAAGCCCATTAAGTTGTTATAAAACAGAATTTCCTTTTATTGGAAGTAATATATTTACTAAAATAAATGATATTTTAATTAATAATAATAAAAAACCTATAAAATGGATAGAAGAAATTAATAATGTATAATATTATTAGAACGTATTAACGTATAAACGTCTTTTGTGTCAACTATGTTATTGTTTAATTTTACTTTATAAATTGTAGCATTTACAAAGTTATTTGTTAATTTTTTATATTCTTGTTCAACTATATTTAATTCTGAATATATACCATATGGTTTACAAAAATTTTCACTTATTAACATGTAACAATATTTTTCACTAATTGTATATTTGTCTTTTGAATTTGTATCTTCCATTGTGTTACGTTTATTAAATAAATCAAAACACATTTATTTAATAATAAATTCATTTTTTTAAATAATATATCGTCTTTCTTTTTCTTTTATTTTTATTATTAGTGTTTCTGCAGACAATTCGTTTAAAATTAAATCTTCAAATCTGTTTTTATATTTTTCTTTCACCCATTTTCCATTCTCAAATAAAACTTTTGATGAATTTTTTGTTTTTAAATAATCTTTATTTCTATTTGAATTTTCTATATCACTTTCTGTATCTGAAAAATAATTTTGAGATTTTGAAACTGTTATATTTATATTTTCACTTTGATCATCATCATTTAAATATTTTACACAAAGATATTTTTCAATATAATAATAACACATCTACACCATTATTATTCTATATATTAAAATTAATTTTTTTGTTAATTATAAACAACGTTTTTATTAATTATTTCTAATTTTCTTCGAAAAGTTAGACATCAGTATTTCTTAAGTTTAAAATATATGTATCAGATACAGTTTTATTATATTTTTTAAAAAATTCATCGCAGCATTTTTTTAAAGAACCATTAAGTGTTTTTAAAAAGACAATTTCTTCATCTGTAAATTTCTTTGCTTTACCTGTTCTTTTTTTATTATTATTAATCATTTCTATGTATTCTTGTGAATTTTCAATTTCTTCACTTAAATTTACATATTGTCCATTCCATAATTTACTTATAAAATTACGCTTAATATAAATATTATAATTTTCTTTAATGTAATCTGTTACTTCTTGTGTTGTTTTGGACTGTGACTTCATTTTTATAATGTTTAATAATTGATCATGTGTTAATAATTTGAATTTGTCAGTTAGCCCTGTTTCCTTTTTAATAGTTTGAGTTTTTCTTGGTGTTTCTGGTTTAATTTTAGAAAGAATAATGTCAGAAACCGTACCTTTTGTAATTTTTTTATTAAATTTCTTGAAAAATTTATCAACTATCATTGAATAACTTGGTGGTTTATCTTTTATATAATTTTTTTTGTCTTTGTGGTAATCTAATATAAAATACATTTGTTCATCTGTGATTTTCTTCTTATTTGTCTTTACTGATATTAATGAAATATATTCTTTATCTTTAATATTTGGTAATATATTTCCGGTATAGATTCTAGAAATATCACTTTTAACTAAGTCTATATTGTATTTTTTATTTAATAATTTACAAACTTCGTTTTGTGTTATTGGCTTTGACTTGTATGTTAATATTTCTTTAATTAAATTATCGGTTATTTGTTTTTCTTCTATTTTTGGAAGTTCAAATTTAATACAATCTTTAAAACTATCATTTGTATATAAATCAAATGAATTTTTTATATTGTTTTTGTCTAATAAATTTTTAATTCGTTTATTACACCACCTATTTTTCCATAATTCATAAATTTCTACAGTAGTTTTTAATTCGTTTTTATCATACTTTTCATTTAATTTTGTAGAAAACAAGTATCCATAATATATACCTCTTTTGTTATTATGTTTTAATATATTTTGAGAAAGCTCTAAATGTGTCAATAAATTTTTTAAAAAATTAAATCTATCTATTCTATTTGACTTTGGTATTACTTTCCAAATACAATTATATTCTTTACATACAGAATACAATTTATCAGGTATATTTACAGATCCGTAACCTTTTGTATAACCTATTAGTTTTAAATTTGGCAATCTATCATATTGAATTGATTTACCATTAATTGATGTAGTTACAATCCCTAATAATGGTTCTTTATATTTATAATAATAATAATCAAATATTTCTTTGCTAAATGCCAAAGATGCTAATAATTTTCCACCATTAGTATTGAAACCAAATGGTTGCAATGGAACACAACATGATAAGTTTATTATGTTTTTTAGATATTTATTTTGCCAGTTTGTATCTGTGTCTTCTATATTATTTGTTTTTTGTATATACATGTCTCTTTCTCCAAGATTATATACATCTGAACTTAAACACATTATACCTACATATTTATTACTTATAGTGTCTTTAACTAAAATTCTTATAGCGCGTCCAACAACACCAGTTAATGGTAAACTAGATACTTTTTTTCTATAATATTGATATAATGAGATTTGATGTGTAGTTTCACAAAATTCTAAAAAAGGCTTTATATTAAAACTTGACCAATTTTCTATATTGTAAATTTTATTTTCGTTTTTTGTAATTTCTTTAGTTTCTTCTATTTCTTTCATTTTACAATAATTTAGTATATCATTGTATGTTAATTTTGCAAATTCTTGAAAACATTTTCTTAAATATGCCTTATGACTTTCTTGATTCTTGAAGAAATAATTACCTACATTGATATCAACTTGTTTTTCTTCAGAAATAATTTTAAGACATTCTTCTCTTTTACATTTAATGGTTTCTGTTAATTCAATATTCAAGGTATTAATATAATCAATAGCCGCATTTATTTGATTAGTTTTATAAATACAAAATGGTAATATATCCTTTAATAGTTTTAAAGAATTTATACCATAAAAGGAAATAGCATAATTATCAATTTTATTAGAATTATCATACATTTCAGATATTTTTTGTAAAACAATTACATCAGATTTCTGTGTAATTTTAACTCGTAAAGTATTTGTATATACACCAATAGAACCTTCGGCATCAAATAAACCAGCAATGTATTCTTTCGATAATCTATCATACGGTTTTAAGTGACTTGATTTCTTAAGTTCTTTAAGCTTAAGATAAATTTTTTCCTTCTCATCACTTTTATTCTTTACGTTAATTAATGCAAAAAATTTCTTAGCTTCTAACAGTTGTTCATATTTTAAAATAGAATACTTTAACAAATCATCTACTAATGGTTCTATTTGTTTTCCGGCTGCACGTAATTGATACTCACATCTATTACCATCACGTCTTATTCCTCCATCATAATGCATAAACGGATAAATTCGTTGAACCCTTTGTATCCAATTTTCATTAGATTGACAAAATTTAATTCTTAACGTATATCCTGATTTATTTAATTTCTCAACAGCAATACACCCATCTCCATCAAAAAATCCAGCCAGATATTTCTTAAAATCTTGTGTTATCATTGTTTTTATTTAAAATTTATAAATAAAATCAATTTTTAATTGTGTCGTAGGATTTTGCAAATCCAAAAACCATTGTTTTTTTTTAATTGTATTTTTATAAAATTTAAATGATAAATAATAATAAATACAATTAATTGGAGTAAGCTAAACCGCCCATACCCGCCATTACACGTAGAACATTGTAGTTGGTGGCATAGACACGTAGCTTGAAGGAATCAGATCCAGTAGCAGTGGTAAGGTTAAGAGTGGCATTGTCAATACGAGACATGTTGACTGTACCGCTTGGTTGATGCTGTTCTGGAGTTAAAGCAAATGAGTATACATAGATACCAGGAGCTGGGCTACGGGTATGATGTTGATAAGGCTGGACTAAGTTAAAGTATTCAGCCTTACGCTTGGAGAAACGGTCATGACCATTAAGTTGGAGGTAAGCCTCAGATAGAGTCTGATCAGCATAATCACCTGAGAGTGAGTAATCAGCCCAAGCTTTGTCACTTTCACGATCAGCGTGATGTAGAACCCATACTAATTCTTTGCATGGATGGTTGAATGAAAGCTTGCTCTTAACAGTGCTGTTGCTGTATGATTCAGCTCCGGTAAACTGTAGCTGTTCAATGAGATATTCATGCTGGACCTGAGCGAACTGGCGACGTTCATCAGTGTCAAGATAAATATAATCAACATATAGAGAAGCATTGCTGATTGATGGAGCGGCAAGGCCAGTATCATCAGTGGTATAACAGTCAGATGCTTGACGGAAAGAAATGTTGAATTTGACTTCATGGTATTGAAGTGCGATTAATGGTAGAGCAAGACCAGCATTGCGGCAGAACCAGAATTGAAGTGGTACATAAAGAGTAGTTGCTGGAGCATCAGCTGGTCCAGTAACTTCAGTTGCAAGAGTGCTGTTCTTTCCTCCTACCATTTCATCATAACCATCAGCTTGTTCAGCAGTCTGGGTAAGCTCATTCCAAATGTTTAACCAATCACCATAATGTTTATCACGTTTTTACCCTATCTTTCGATATATTTAAATTTATATATTTTATATAAATTAGGGACTAGACTATATCTTAAGCAATTTACTATGTAAATTACCCATTGCCATTTAGTCGTTGAACTTTCTTCCATTTTAATAAATTAAAATTAGGAAGCTTAGCTGCGGATTGTCCATTTATACAGATGGATTTTTACCATACCTGAGTTTTTCTCTCAGCCACTCATATATTTCTATATGAGTTTGGTACCAATTACTGATTTTTTTAAAATTATTTAAATTTTCTTGATGAATTTGTACTAGATCTAATATAACTTTATCAGATTTTTCAAGATTTTCTTTTTTACAACATGGTCTTAAATTAAACCAACTGAAACATTTAAAAATATGTGTTTCGTTATTTAAATCAAAGAAATTAATAGGTATTACATGATCTATTACCCATTCTTTGCCATATGTTTCCCAAGAAAAATTTTCATCAAATTGGAATTCTATCCAATTCAAAAATTGTTCTCTTTTACAATTAAGATATTTAATATATGTATTCTTTTTTTGTTTATGTAGAACTTCATTTAAACGAGCTCTATATGCACAAACAATTGCAAATTCTTTGTCATTTCTTCTTTTATCTCTTAAATATTTGTTTCTTTTTTCTTTATAATCTTTTGTTTTAACTTTTTGTAAAATTTCATCACGATTAGATTTATAATATTCTTTTTTCTGTTCACATATAGAATTTTTATTTTTGATTCTATATTCTTTATTATATTCTATTAGTCTTTCTTTATTTTCATGATAAAATGTTTTATTCTTTAAAAGATTTTCAGAATGATTTTCAAAATATCTCTTCTTTTCTTTGTTAGAATGACAAATTTTACATATTGATTTATAAGATTTTCCGTTTTTTGGAAATTCTTCTATAATATGTTTTGTAATTTTACATACATTACATTCTTTTGATTCCATGTTATTTATATTATAATAATTTTAAAATCAGTTTTTCTGTCTTTAGGATTTTCCCGCAATTTGACAATGTTGCAATCTAATTATTAGATTACTAGCAAAATCTATTTATGATATGCTTCTGACCACAGATAATCAAGGTATGGTGAATCTTGATTTTAATTTATGGTCTGTCCTCCGATTTCAATTGAGACTTCGTCAATCATAACGTGTCCAATGTTATCAGCCCACTTGAATTTCTTAGTGTTGGCTGGTGAAACAACTGGAAGATCAACTTGTAGGTAGACTTTGTGAATTAAATCACCGTTACGTGAAACAGTGCAAGAAACTTTGCGACCGAAATCTACAGTTCCATTAAAAGTCTGTTCAATGCTTTCAATGGCAAAGTTAGTGTGACGTCTGTAGACGACTTTGAAAAAAGTAATTTGAGGATTTCCTGTACATTTCCTCAACCTTATCTTTCAATAAGGATTAGACTATATCTTATGAAGATTTATTTATTTTTAAATTTGCAAAATCTAAATTAAGTGTATCTTCCGAAAACCATTTAGTCGTTGAACTTTTTTCTTTAAATTCTTGAATTTTTTCTAAAATATTATTTATTTGATTTTTATCTATTTCTTTTTTAGATGAATTGTATTTTACAGTAACTGGCATTAAATTAGACCAATTCCAACACTTTAGTTTTTCATCTTCGATAGTTAAATCAAATTTAGAAACAGGTATAATATGATCTATTAACCAGTATGAACCGTAATTGTCCCAATTCATTTCTTTTGTAAAATTATATTCAACCCATTCTCTTAAATATTGAATATTACATCCGATATAATTCATTGTAGTATCATTTTTTATTAACACAGTTCTCAATCGTGCTGCTAATGATTTTTTTAATCTATAATTAATATTATATTTACTCTCATTTCTGCACCATTCAGTTTTCTGTTCTGTTAAAAATTTAGGATAACAAGATAAACAAATCTTTCTTTTATAAAACTTTTTTAATTTAGCAAAATCTTTTAACGCCTTTGATTCGTTGCATTTTTCACATTTTACAATAAAAGTCTCTAATCTCTGTCTTTGATTTTTTTTTCTTTCT